AACATAAAAGATTTACCTTCTTCGTGTTTTAATAAAGGACTTAAATCACTTTTTGTAAATTTATAATCTTTATCAACTTTTAATGCTTTTCTTAAACTACCTTCTTTAATCTTACCTTCGGTTTCCGTAAAAATCCCTTCTTCTTTTTTTGATTTTCTTTTAGGAGAAGATGCTTTTGATTTTTTAGGTGTTTTTTGAAATGTTTCTTTTTCTGTTGGCGGTTTTTTTTGCTGATACATTTTTTATATATTTATTTAATAAAATTATTTTATAAATATATATTAAACCATGTTTTTATGTGCTATATCAAACAATAATAGAGATCAAACTGATGCTTTAGATGTTGCTTCAGTCTTTACTACAAATTTAACAGAACCTTTAAACGTAAAAGACTTTACAATTGAACTTGTAGATTGCATAATTACGGCAGATAATTTAATAACTATTACTCAGAGAAATAATACTTTTGTTTTTAGAGTTGGTGGAGAAAAAGTATCTGAACAATATCAAGCTACAATTGAACCTGGAAGATACAGACCTTTAAAAATAGCAGAACTTATTTTAGAAAAATTAAAAGAATTAACTCCAATTCAAGGTTGGGTAAGCGATGACCCAAATACAAATCCAACTTTTTCTTGGTCTGTTGATTATGATACTACACTTTCTAATAAATTTAATATTAAATATACAAAATTACCAACTCATAGTCAACATATCAGTGATAAAATAGTAAATCAAAATATTGATATTGGATATGAGTCTGTTATAACAGAATCAGGTTCTGGTAGTATATGTAATTATGTTAATAATTTTACTAATAATGTAGAAAATAATATTCCTTCAATTCAACAAAATAAGCCATATTCTTATGAAGGGTTAAATATTGGTTTAGAACCTGATTATAATAATCTAACAACATTTGATAATCTTGGGATTGCAGAAAATGGTGGTGCTATGACTATTGAAATAAAACCTATGTTAGTATGTAAAACAAATAGTTATTGCTCTACTGATTTAGCAATTGCGACAAGTGAAGTTAAACGAATGAATTATTTTGTAATTGAAGACGAAACTTTTAATACTCCTTATGATTCAAAAGTATTTTCAGATAGTTTTTTAAATCCACTATCTGGAACTAATTTAAAAGAAGATAAACTTGGAAAACATTATTGTTCTGGTATTATAATAGATATACCAACTGGGAAAACAAGCGATTCAAGCAGAGCAGAAAAAGGTTTACCATACGCAAGAAATACTACTACTATGTTTTTTCCACCAAGAAATGATGTTATATTTAATACAAGTGGTGTTTTAACAGATAATATAGGCAGAAAAGAAGTCATATCAAGTACTTGGAATAATAATATTTTAGTAGAAGGTTTAGGCATTAAAAAAAATGCAGATGGAACTAATACTTATAATGCATTAAAAAACAGAGCATTTCATTTAACTTTAGATAATTCAACTGGTTTAGGTGCTACAAACGCTGAAGCAAAATCAACTTTAAAATTTTATGATGCAACAGAAACAGAACCAATCAGTATGAGATTAGCAATTAAACCTCTTATAGCTGGTCTACGACAGGGTTTAAATACAACAACCCAAACTTATATTACAGCTACTGGTGGAGGTATTAATCAAATATTAACACCTGGTACTGGTACAATTACTCCTACACCTGGTACTACATTTTCTGTAAAATATAAAACAGGAATTGTAGGTAAATATAATACTGAATATGGTAATCCTATAGGTAGAAATCTTACAACAAATAATGGTGGTGCAAATGGTAGATTACCTTATTATATGATTACTGAATTAGATGCAAATGATTTACCTTCTAAAATTATTACGATGGACGGAGGCGAAAATATTTTAGACGGACAAAATTTATATTTAAATGATCCTGCAACTTTTGATACTTTTCAAAATGGTGTTTTAGTTGATTTACCAATTCCTACTCAAGATAGTTTTGTAGATACTATATGTTCTTTTATAACACCAACAACTGATATAATTGGTGCAAGTGTTTCAGCATATACAACAAAATATCAATATTTACCAACACAACTATCTGCTATTAATGATTTAATATATGATGCAACTGGTATTCCTGGTAATCAAGAAAATCAGGGGTTTTCAAATCAAAATAATTTTACGTATGGTCCAATCTTTGGAAAAGATTGTGAATTTTCACTAATTCCTTTAGATTCTGAAATTGCTGATGAAAATGAATCAGTTCGTTTTGAAATTAGTGCATTTATTCCAAATAATTTGGAATATGCTAATGAAGATGATATTATAAATGAATATCAGCAATATAATGGAACAAATAGAAAAGGAGTTGAATATGTTATGTTAGATTGTGTTCCTGGTTCTTGGAATAGTGATATAGTATTAACAAATCCCGCAGGAACAACAAGAACATTAACTAATTGGACTACTTTCGTACAAAATTCCGCAACAAGTAGAATTAAATTAACTTTAGAAATTGATGATTATTATAAATTTAAATGTAACGTAGCATATAGTTTAAATAGTGGAACAACTTATGTTGGAGATACTACAATAATTGAAACTTTTGAAACTGCAACAGTAAATGGTATTGATTTGTCTAAATTTGAATGCACTTCAAAATCACGATTATATCCAATGCACCCATCTATATCTGCTTATCCTGGTTCTGGTTTTAATGATACTAATCAAGGTGTTAATAATATTATTATAAAAGAATCTTCATTAGCAAGATACGGACAAAAATTAAATTCTTTAGGACAAAATATGTCTAATTATAATTTTAAAATTGGAAATATTCCAAATGGAAGTACTAATACTCCAAATATATTTGACTTTCCAAATGACGCAGATGAATTAGAGCCAACTGCCAGTCTTGCTCCATTAGAAGAACCTCCAATTATGATAAAATTCGGTCCTAGCATAACTGCTGGGACACCTTCTTTTGGAACTAATGGTGTTTTATCCGCAAATGATATTCCCCCTGCTCTATTACAACATAGTTCAGAAACATTAGGCTTTGATGATTCTTATTTTGTTGTAGCAAGTGATTATACTACTGGTGTTATTGATATTGGTGCAACTTCAAAACCTTTATTTCTACCAGCAATTAATACCTTTGTTGTAGAAATGGCTAATTTCCCTGCTAAAGGCTTCATAACTTTTGGTTATAATAGAAATACAAATATTCAATCAGGTTTAGGTAATTCTTCGCAAATTGTTGGAGTTGTACCATTTTTAGTTGATCGTGATATAACATTAGGTCAAAATGATAATTTTATTACTCTTCAATATAACGCACCATATAGTCAACCTGTTAATATTTCATTACCTACAGAACAATTTATATATAATTTTGATTTTAGATTGAGAGATATTACAACTGGGAATTATGTTTCTGGTTTATTAAATCCAACTCAACTAATATTTAGAATACAAAAAATGTAAATTTTATAAATATATTTATTTTATTAAAATAATTATATTTATATATATAAAAAATGGCTGATTTAGATACTAATCCTATTAGTGAACCCATTGCTTCCGAAACTCTTGTTATAAAACCTGATATTATAACTACTATTACTCAATCTCAAGGTAATAAAAATGTAGATTTCTTTTTTCCTGATTATATTGGTTATTTTTTACCGAGCCAATCTTATCTTTCATGTAATGTAGAGATGACAGGTAGAGGAAACCCAATACCATCTGCAACCGCTGGATTCCATTCTTTAATAAATACAATTAGACACTATGATGGAACTAATTCTAATTTATTAAGTGAATCAGTGCAGTATAATACACAAGTAGGACAGATGTATACATATTCATCTACTGATGCTTTAATAAATTCAAGATTAAATTTTGAAGGCTTACAGGGAACAGATTCTTATTCTAATAATATTTATTGGGGATTAAATGGAGGTAATGTATGGGCTTCAACTACAGCATCAAGTGCATCTGATTCTATTAATTCAACTCCATTAATTGCTAAAACTCCACAAATGAATACTACTATAAAAACATTTTTATTATCAACTGATAAATTCGTTCCTTTAAATGTGATGGGTGGACTACGCACTTCTCTACAAATTGAGGATTATCGTCGTTCTTTAGAATTTACTACTGGTTCTCTTGGTGTAAATGAAGAAAATGGTGTGTGTCCTTTAGTATCAAAATTATTACCTGAAACTAGTGCTGGAACTGGTATTAACCAATTTACTTTAGTTGGTGCTGGTGGTGTTGGATACGTTGACGGAAATGTCTACCCTTGTTATTTAGACGGAGAAACTGAAATTCGTGGTTATATTTTAGCAAAAGCAACAGGTGGTGCTTTATTAGCAACAAGTGAATGGTATTGTACCTCAACAGATGCATTTTTACCACCAGATGCAGGTGATACTATTCAAGTTGGTGTTGCTGGTGCTACAATAACAACACTTGGTAAATTAAAAGTTATTGATGATGGTAATTTATTTTCAAGATTACGATTAGGTTCTCAAGAAGCACCATATTTTGTAGATATTGGTGTTGATAGTCCAACAAATTCGCTTGGAGCAACAGCTGATGCCGATGTTCTCGCTTCTTATGGAACAGGTGAAGCCAGAACTCCATTTAGATGTGTTAATCCAATTCCAAATTCAAATAGTGGTATTCTTAATAGTCAGTTTCCTAATGATAATAATCCATTTTCTATTGGTGATATGTTATATGTTAGAACAGCATTCACCAATACATCAGAAAAATATTTAGGCATTATTACTGGTTTTTCTAAAACCCCAAATAAAGCACCTGGTGCTGGTTCTACTGATAATCAAAAAGGATTAAGAGTTTATTTTCAACCTAATGTTGCTCTCGTTAGTGGTTTACCACTTACTGCTGGTCAAATACAAAGTGGAATTGCAGTTGGAACTTTAACAGGTGGTACTCAAGGTTCAGGTTTTGATTTATTATATGATTCAAACACAGCACCTGGCTTTAAATTATTTATAAAAGAAGTTGATAGATTAAAATCAATAACTACAGGAGGACAAGAAATTAGATCTTTACCTGTCCCATCATATTGCCCTGAACTAATTTCTCAAATGAATTCTGTTGTTGGTTTTAATATTACTGAACTACAATATCAAATTAAAAAAGTTATAGTAGATCCAAAAGTTGCTATGAGTGATATGGCTCAGGCAAATGGTTCTGGTTTTACTTTTGATATTGAAGAAAATTTTACTCAATTAACAAATCTAAAATCAACCATAGGTCCTACAAATACTTTAATATCAAATCCTAACATAACAAGAGCTTTAGGTGTTATTTCAGTTCCATTAGATCAAAATAATCAATTTAGTGTTGGTAAAACATCATTAAATGGTTCTCCTTCAAATATGAGTAATTATCAATACGAGATGGGAACAGATGGTCGTCAGCCTATTCGTGCTGTTAACGTTGCTAATTCTTCTCTTAAAAATCCTTTAATCCAAACACAACACATAAATGAACTTACAAAAGCGACAGAAACATTTGGATATTTTACAAGTAATTTAAGCAAAGTTTCTTTAAATTTTGCGGTTGGTCGTGCTTTTAGCAGAACTAATATGTTTTATGATTTAATGAGTGCTGGTTCTCTTATGTTATTAGCAAATTATGAAACTGCTTCATCAGGTGATAAATTATTTATTCACTTTTTACATCATTTAAGAAGTATTACATTCTCTCGAAGTGGAGTTTCAATATCTAATTAAATTTAAAAAAATAATAAAATAATCTTTATAAAATATTATTTTATTAATATATATCAAAATGCAAAAATCTCAAGCATTCACTAAAAAAAGAGTTATAATAACACCAAATAATCAGCCTTCAGGTAATATTTATTCTGCTACAAATTTTCCAAATATTCAATTTGTTTTATCTAATCAAAATGGTATGTTAGATCCTCGTACTTTAAGATTAAATTATAAATTAAATATTTTAAATGGTGCTGTAAGACCTCTCAACGAGCCAACTTTAGTAGCATCAGCACGTAATGGAATATCATTTAATAATCGCGCCGCGACTTTATCTGTTATATCTTCTATTAATACTAGTAGCATGAATGGACGGACAATAGAAAATATTCAGAACTATAACAGATATGTAGCAACTTTTACTCCAAATATTGAAAATCAATTTGATTTAATAAATACTCTTTCAACTGGTGATAGTTTTGTTTCTTCCAAATCTATTGTTGGTTGCAGAAGGGCAAATGTCCCTACTACTCATTGTGTCCCTCTAAAAACTGGATTTTTAGGCGGTTCTACACCTATTAATCTTTCAAAAAAAGGATTTCACGGCTTAAATTTAAATATTCAATTAACTCAAAATTCTAATGCAGTTGGTCCATATTCTTTTTTTACTGAAAGCACAACAGGTACTCCTGTTAGAAATATTGTTCAGTGTACTGATACTTTCTCATATCAATTATCTGATGTATTTTTAAGTTATGATATATATATTCCAAGCGATGATGTATTTAATAGTATGCCCTCATCAGGTCAATTAGTATTTAATAGTATTAATTCTTTAACATCTACTTTAATTGCTAATGACAGCACAACTACTTTACGACTCGGTGTAAAAAATGTTTTATCTATTACCCATTCTTTAATTCCTGCTTTACATCAAAATAATCAAAAAATGGATTCATTAGCCCTTTCAACTTTAACTACTGGGTGTGATGCTATAAGTTACGGAACATACGCTCCATTAAATTCAATTCAATATATGAGAGGCGGAGTTCTTTTTCCGTATAATTATATACTTGATTCTGAAACACAGGCTCAAGAAGGTAATCCATCAGCACAAATTATAGAACCTGCTTTACATTCTTGTACTTTATACGAAGATGGTCATCACGGAATGAGTCCTTTGACAAATACCAGTCCTGGAATAAATAATATTCCCCAATTTGCTGTTAATTCAGGTAATATTAAAGGAGGTGTTAGTTTAGCACAAGCACCAGATGCTAATAGTGATTTTATTTTAGGCATACCTTGTGATTCTCAAAAAGTTGGTGTTGATTATAGTATGTCAGATTACTCATTTAGAATAAAATCAGATATTAATGGAGGTACACCTTTCCAATTCTTTACATTTGTTAGAGGTCGTAATGTTGCTTTATATAGTCCTACAGGAATAGAAGTTATTGAATAAATTATTTAAATTAATAAAATAATCTTTTAATAAAAATTATTTTATTTATATATAATAAAATGTCGACAGAAGATTTAATTTTAGATAAAAGTTCTGATATACCTCAAGCTATGACTGTACAAAGTGATTGTTTAGAACCTGTAATTGTAAATAAAAAAAATGCTAGATTTGTATTACCACAAACTGGTATATTATCTCGTGATTCCGTTTTTCAATTCAAAATAAAATCAGATGGTTCATTCCTTCCAATTAATTCTGGAATATTTGGACTAGTAAACCGTGTTGAACTTATGATTGGACAACAAACTATACAAAGTATTAATAGTCTTGGTTTATATAAAGCTATTACAAAATCTTATGATACACCTTCTTACAGAAATAATTATACAAGACTTATGTCTGGTGTAAATACCACTATGTCACCTGTTCCTATGAATGCTAATGTAGCCACTAATACTAATACTCAAGCTGGTTTTCTTCAACCCACTGGAGTTAAAATAAATAATTTTAATCCAACTATCGTAGATATGGCGTATGATATGACATTAACTAATGATGCATCTACCACTCCATCTTGGTCTGTAAAAATCGGCGATTTATTCCCGATGCTGTCAGATGGTGGTATTGAATTACCTTTATTTTTAATAAATGATCCTGTAAGTATTGTTTTTACTTTTAATCAACAATCTTCATCTGCTACAGATTCGGCAAATAATAATTCAATTGGAAGTATTGCCTGTTTTAATTATAATGATGTTGATACACCTAAAACTGGAGTGCAAAGTGCTGAACTTATTTTAGATGAATTATTGTTTTATCCAGATTATCTCTATTATACTGACGAACGTATGTTTGAGATTGAAGAATCTTTAAATGATGATAAAGGTATGTCTTTAATTTACACCGATTTAATTCAAATTGTTAATGCACAGCAACCACAGAATCCAACACCTGGGGCTGGTGTTTTAGCTAATATTCCTTTTAATTTTCAAGTTCCTGTTAGTAATTATCAAGTAAAAAATATGTTTTTAGTTTGGAATCCTGTCGGAAATCTATCAACAAGTGCGACCGACACTACATCCCAGCACCCAACTGATCAAGGCTTTAGTAACGCCGTATTTGGAAAATATGCTATGGTTAATTCTGTTAAACCATATAGTATTCAATGTAGAGTTAATAATGAATTGATATTTCCTCAGGAATTAGTTAATGACCCCTTAAAAGCACAAGAATCTGCATCTGTGTATGGATCTCCGGTAAATCTTCATTGCGGTCTGTATTCCCGAAATGGTGCTACATTGGAGCAAACTATTTATAACCAAAATAATAGTGCTATATATTATCCTCAATCTGATAATACTGCTATTTCTGCTTATAAATTTTGTGGTGGAATGAATTTACGTAATATGCTTACTAACAACATGCATTTCTTAGGTATTAATTTATCTACATTATATGGTGATTCAAATAAGGACGCTGAGCTTATTAGCCAGAAAGCAATAGAAGTGTATGGGACTTTTCCCGTAAACGATACTACAAATATTTTATATAATAATTATGCTTTTGTTGAGGTAACAAAACTATTCTCGTTAAAGGCT